TCACGCCTTCCACCTTTAGCTGACCCTAACGCATCTAGAGCCTCTCAACAATATGATAACTATTTCTTTGATTTGAATAATGAAGTAACCACATGGACTGATCAAGGTTTCGTTTACTGGAATCTAAGAAATAGAGCATCAGGACATAATAACTCTTACATTATGGCGTTTAATACATCAACTAACGCCATCACAGGTAACAATGATAATACAGGTAATACACAGGTTGTTATAACCCCTAGATTTGGTCCAGAAGTTAGAACAGACGGTACTGTATACAGTACTAGGCAAGCTACAGGGTTTACTTCATTCTCTGACACAGCTCTAACTACTCAGACAGCCACATTTTCTGATACAACAGTAGGACTTCAGTTTGGGAATGAATGGGTTATTATAGCTGGAAAACTTTATAACGTATCTGACTTAAATGATGGAGAAGGATTTAGACTTATTGAATGGTCATTCAGTGGGATAAACATTATTGGAGATGGAACAGCTAGAACATTAACAACTATAACGGGGTTAAGTGGAAACTTAGCACAAACAGTATTTTTTAAAATAGGATAATATGGGAATTATAATAAGAAACAACAGCGGAGAGATTAGATCCTTCCTTAATATTGAAGATGGTTTAGCTTACGAGGCTAAACTTTGGAGAGATGACGAATTGAAGGCAACAGATCATATCTCTATGATCTCAGACTATCCTAATAAAGATGAGTATATAGCATACAGGCAAGATTTAAGAGATTGGCCTTCATCTCAAAATTTCCCATCTTCCCATCCTACAGGATCAGATTTAATAACAGGTTCCTTACCTCTAATTAACCTTTAATAATATATTATAAAATAATTTGGCTCCCATAGGGAGCCTTATTATATTGAATCCAATAAAACGGTTCAAAGTGACTGTATAACCACTTAAAAAAATTAACATATGTCAAAACTAAAACGTATTGAGGATTACGAAAAAAACCTCCCTATCGTTGAAATCTACACAGCGGTACAATCAGAAGGATCTAGAGCAGGTTACCCAACAGTAGTTATTAGAACTACAGGATGTACTCACCGATGCTATTTCGGGGAAGGCGGATGGTGCGATTCCTGGTACACATCTATACACCCAGAAAAAGGACAGTATAACTTTAAAGATATTATTAAAGCATACGATGACAACCCACACATAACAGAGATGATGTTAACAGGTGGTTCACCTACTATGCATGCTGCTTTATGTAACGAGTTAACTAACTTTGCTAACGAAAGAAATATTTTTATTACTATTGAAACTGAAGGTTCTCACTTCTTAGAAACCGATTATCCTTTTGGTTTAATTTCACTATCTCCAAAGTTTGGTAATAGTGTTCCTGTTATTGGTGCTACTTTACCCAACGGTAATATACTAGACGAAAAAATGGGCGCTAAGATGGTTAAACAACATAATAAACTACGTTTAAACGTTGATGCTATACGTAAAACGCTAGATTACCATAGCGATTACCACATCAAACCAGTATGGGATGGTAAAGACGAAGGGGCATTAGCAGAGATTATAGATTTCTTAGATGTTATAAACGTTCCCAACGATAAAGTATGGTTTATGCCAGCAGGTGATTCAAGAGCATCGTTATTCAAATCATACCCCCTAGTATTTGATTGGGTAAGAGATCATGGTTATCGTATGACTTGGAGACCACATATCATCGCCTTTGAGGATCAAAGAGAAGTATAGTGGATAAGCAAGAAGCTCTTAAAATATTAGGAGAGATAAAAGAAAATATCAATGTTTGTTGTGCCATAACAATGGAACCAGATGAGGTATTAGAGTTATTAGATAAAATAGAGGTTTATATAAAGGAGAATGACTAAAGAAAAGTTTAAAGAGATAATGGAAAGCGGGGAGAAAGTATACTTATACTTTTTCTCACCTTTTTGTGGTAGTTGTGAGCTTACACAACCCCTATTAAAAAACTCAAAACACCCCCTATTTGAAATCAATTGTATAGAAAATAAGGAGTTAGAAGAAGCATTTGACTTAGAATACTACCCAACAATAATAGAAGTAACAAACAATAATTTTAGAAAATTTGAAGGAAGAATAGCGATAGAAAATTTGTTATCCTAACTATCCCTTCGTATATTATATTAATATGGAACACAAAGACAAACACAACGATTTAGAAGTAGTACAAACAGGTTTTGCAAACGGTGTAGCTGAGGGTTTTCCTTTAGACCAAGGGCAAAAGGATGTTATGATAAGTGAAGCAACTGAAGCTTATGGTAAGTTTTTAGATGCTCTCAAATGCGATTGGAGAAACGATCCAAACTCATCTGATACACCAAGACGTGTAGCAAAGGCATATGTAAACGATTTATGGAGAGGTAGATATACAGCTATGTCACCTATAACATCTTTCCCATCAGATGGGTATGATGGTATTGTTATTGAAAGAAATATTCCACTAACATCTATGTGTTCACACCACCACCAAACTATAGGAGGAGTAGTTCATATAGGATATATTGCAGGTGGAGAAGGACAAGTAATAGGTTTATCTAAACTTAATAGAATAGTAGAGTTATTTGGTCGTAGAGGAGCAATACAAGAACAACTAACATCAGCAATCCACAACGCAGTAGATAAAATCACTGATGGTAACAAAGGTGTTATTGTTACTATTGTTGGAACTCATAACTGCGTATCTTGTAGGGGAGTTAAACATCAAGGTGCTGCTATGGTAACAACTAAAGCATCAGGTGTATTTAAGGAAAATGATAATCTTGCTCGTAAAGAGTTTTTCGATTCGTTAAAAATAAATAATGGAGGTCATAATATTTAAAAACTATGAACTATAAAGTATATTTAACTTGGAAAGAAGTAGATGATTTAGTTAATATTTTAAAACAAAAAGTATTAGATGAACTACCAGAAATAGGATCAGTAATGGGTATAGCAAGAGGAGGACTAATACCTGCTGTGATGTTATCCCATAAACTAGGAGTTCCTTATACCAACTTAGTAGATCCTAATACCTTAGTAGTAGATGATATTTGTGATTCAGGAGTAACCATAAAGGAAGCACCTGGTTTATATACAGCAACATTACACTATAAAGAATCAGCAATAGTAAAACCAACCATATATGCTAGTTTATTATTAAACGAAAGTCAATGGTTAGTATATCCATGGGAAAACGAAGATTCAAATATGATACAAGATTATTTGGATAAGCAAGAATAGTTTCGTATATTACATCATATTAAATAAATAAAAACAAAGTTATGAAGAATTATTGGCAAGTTACAACTCAATTTGAGCGTGAAAACGATAGAGGTCGTATTCAAAAAGTAAAGGAAAACTATTTAATAACAGCATTCACAGGTACTGAAGCGGAAGCAAATACCTACAAAATGTTAGAGGAGTTAGGTGAAACTAACTTTAAAATAGTAAGTCTAAAACAATCTAATATTTTAAAAGTAGTATAATGGGAGAGCAGTTATCATTATTTAACGAAAAAGATTTTGTACCGTTTGTAAGTGAAGTTGAAACATTCAACGCAACGTTTGGTAAACCAAACAACTACAAACCAACTATCCCATCTAAATCAGAATGGATGTTTGTATATGATTTTATACTTGAAGAACTAGAAGAATATAAAGTTGCTTGTGAAACAGGCAATATTGTAGAAGTTTTAGATGCATTATGTGATATTACATATGTTTCATTAGGAAACGGTGCTATGCTTCACGGTTTAAAAGATAAAGTACAAGATGCGTATGCCGAAGTTCAAGCCTCAAATATGTCTAAATCATGTGAAACTGAGGAGTTGGCTGAAGAGACATCATATTGTAGAGAACAAGAACAAGGAGAACCATGTCATTACGAAAAAGTAGGTGATCGTTATGTTGTTTATAGAACAAGAGACAGAAAGGTGATGAAGTCGATTAACTATTTCAAACCAGATCTTAGTCAGTTCTTTACAGCAGATCAGTTAGCACTTTTCCATAACGCAGGAACCATTATTTAATGTATAAAAAAATACACGCACAGTTTAGAGGTAAAAATAAATACCTTATGCACCTCTGGACTGATGAAGGTTATGAACAGGTAGAGTGGTGGAATACGGCCTATCAGGAGTGTAGTAAAGATGAAGCAACCCATAGGGGGATTCATGATGAACCTTTAAAAAAGGTTTACAAGTATGAGAAAAATCAACTTGGACTACATTTTGGTGATATGCCGGCCCACCAAAAATTCCTTATTGAAAAATATGGAACTAATGATGAACCCTCTACAGGCCACCGCGAAGTATTTTTTGATATTGAAACTGAGATGGGTGATGCTCTAACTGTAGAGTATATTGAATCATCACCTAAAAAGGTCACTTCCATTGCTTGGTGGGATAAGCAACTTGATGAATGGGGTATTGTTATTTTAGATCCTAAAAATCAAATCGAAGAAAAGAAAGAAGGTAATAGACATATAATACCATGTCGTACTGAACAAGGGTTGTTAGCAACGTTTATTGAAAAGTATAAACAAATAGACCCAGATATTCTTATAGGTTATAATTCAGATTATTTTGATATTCCTTATCTATACTATAGAATATGTAAAGTATTAGGACCAGAGTGGGGTAATGAGTTATCTCCAATAGGTCAAGTACAATCCAAAGCAACATCAGATGTTTGGTATTATAGAGATTGTTATGTTAGAATCGCTGGTATACAATCGTTAGATTATATTCGTTTACATAAGAAATATAGTTGGGCAGATGAACCATCTTGGAAACTAGATGCTATAGGTGAAAAGTATGTTGGTAAAGGTAAAATCGAATATGATGGATCGTTAGATAGATTATTTGAAGAGGATATTGAAAAGTTTATGGAATATAACTTTGTGGATGTTGAAATCCTTAAGTTATTAGATGAAAAACTTCAATACCTAGCCTTAACTAGAAACATATCTCATAAGGGTAAACATAACTATGAAGAGGTTTATGCATCCTCCAAAACACAAGATGGAGCTATATCAGCTTATCTAATCTCACAAGGGATGATACCACCTCAAAAAGATAGAAACCCTATAGTAAAGAAAAACTATGCTGGTGGGTATTTATTTTGTCCTGTAGCTGGTTTATACAAGTATATGTTTGATGAGGATTTAACGTCACTATATCCATCGATTATTATGACTTTAAACGTAGGTAAAGAAACATTTGTAGCACGAATCATACCAGACAACGATCGAGATAATCACTTAGCACTAAACGATCTTAAATCTATGGATCCCAATACTGAGTTTAACTTAGAATATGCTAACGGGAATCGTGAATTTAAAAGTGTATCTACTATTATATCAGCAATAGAAAATGGTAATCTATCCATATCAGCAAACGGTGCTATGTTTCAAACAGATCGTGAATCACTATTATCAACTATTCTACAAAAGTGGTTTGAAGAAAGGGTAATATATAAGGGTAAGATGAAAAAAGCATACAAAGCAGGTAATAGTGAAGAAGGTGAGTATTACCACTTGATGCAATATACTATGAAGATTTTACTAAATAGTTTGTATGGTGCTTTAGCCTTACCTAGTTTTAGATATGGTAGTATTATATTATCAGAATCAATAACACTATCAGGACAACGTATCATACAAGAATCAGCTCTTTGTGCGAATCGCCACATGAACAAGGTTATAAAAGGCCAGATTAAACTAGACGCGGTTTAAATAATAATAAGTGTGTATACACCACACTACATATAAAAACATAGGTAGCGCGTTAAACGCGCTTAAAATACGTAATAAACACATAAAATATGGCACTTAAACCACAATCAATACGTAAGGATACAAGAGTATACTTAAACGAAGAGTTAGCTGAAAAAGCTACTATTATCGAACTATCTGAATCTTGGAGTGAAAAG